GGCGAGAAATTCGGTTGGGGACGGGTACTGGATTACATCGGCGTTGAGTGGGAGAATATACCGGATGGAGTAGACTTGCCTGGGCAGATGGATTTTTTTACAGGCGGGTTTATTTCACAAGATTAGGATTTTGAGGTGAAAGAGATGGTGAAAGTAATTAAGTATGGCCAGAAGCGCCGAGTAACATGCAATCACTGTGGAGCAGTATTGGAGTTTGACAATAATGATTTGGAAACTTATCAGGTAGACTGGAATGAATGGGAAAAACGTATTAAATGCCCAGCTTGCACTGAGACTGTAACTGTAAGTTAAGATTTTGATGGAGGATAAGAATTGTGGTAAAAGGAAAAGCAAAGTTAATATTTGGAACTGGGGATATTATGATGACACCTGTCCTGCGCAGTGAAAACGATACTCCTCAATATGGTATGTTAGCGTTTAAAACAACAGAACCGCATGAAATAGGCTCATATACAGGGAATGACAAAAGGTATATATTGTCAAATGCAGATACATTGATGGTGTTTTACAGGGTGGAGAGCATTGATGTCTGTATAGAAAGGCTTAATACACTTAAAGAAATGATGCTTGGAAGCACTGATGATGTTATTGAATTGGATGCGGTAGAAACCGAGGATGATTTTATCATCTAAAACTGACATTTGTGATACGAAGGGAGGTACCTAATTGAGAAAGAAAGCAGACAGTAAGCAGGCCAAGGCCAACAAGGTCCTGCGGGCATCAGCTGTAGCGGCTTTGGCAGAGTCAGCCGTCCGGGAGCCGCCGCCGGATACATGGTCTGTCAGGATGCCGGCTTATGCATATACACAGGCCTGTCCGGTTCCGGGACTGCGCCGGCTGCCGAAGGGAGTGATACGGTATTATGAGACAGTGTTACATAGACAACGGGCGCCGCGGGTGTGACGGCCAGCGCAACAACAAGGGCAGGATACGGTATGGGTGCTGGGCATGTCCGTGGCTGGATGCGGGAGGAGGTGAGGCCGGTGAAACAGACGGAAGCATTGGAGGAAGTGGCCAGGCTGGCCGCAAGGGAAGCCCTTAAGGAGCATGAGAAGCAACTCCGGAGGGAAAAGAGAATAAAGGTATTCCAGAACACCAAGAAGCTGATGGAGAATTATAACCGCATCTGTCAGAGCGTGGAGGAGGGAGTGGCAGAACTGTCCGACATGGATAATGGCGATGAACTGGAGGAGTTCACAGAGGAAGATATCTTTATCAACAGTATCATCAAGAGCAAGCTCCGGAGTATTGTCATGATAGGACACATAGACAAGTGTTTGAAGCTCCTGGAGGATGAGGAGTGTCGGAAGAATACGCATGAGAAGTATCTGGCTTTTAAGTATAGGTACTTTGATGGTATGGAGCCTAACGAAATTGGAGAGCTTTTGAATTGTTCAGATAGAACGGCAAGACGGTGGGTGACGGAGCTCACTGGGATACTGAGCATATATCTGTTTGGAGCGGATGCAATTATGCTTGATTAAGGGCTTGACAAACTGCGTCAAAATGATGTCCTTGATAAGTCCTTTTGGACGATTTATAATTGTAATATGCAGAATTGGATGAAGCGGAAAGCTGATTGATTTTGCATCCTTCCCCATTCAAGCAACGGCTGCCAGGTGTCACACCCTGGTGGCTGACTAACCGGCATTGTGTAATCCCTCATAAGACAGGCCTGTACTTTAACGGGACAATGCCGCAGGGTACACAACCGGTGAGGTATCTGGTTTTATCCCCCATGACATTTTCCAGATACGATTAGGGCATCCTAGAAATAGGATGTCCTTTTATTATGAGTAGCTTATATTCATTAAATATTCTAATTTGACTTTATCGAACGTATGTTCTATACTTTGGTTACGAAGAGAAGAAATGGCTGTGTTTTTGTAAGATTTGTGGAATTAGGAGGGGGATATTTGTATATTCTTTCCATTCGGCGTGTGATATAATTAAGAAAAAATGTCGAAATGGGGAGAACGATATGGCAAAAAAGATTGGATTGAGTATTTACGGATTAAGTATTGTTAATGGTGACAAACGTTTAGAACTTCACAATATTATAAACAATAAGGGGCTAATTGAAATTGTTCATGATTTTGCTTTGAAAAACGAAAAGAAGCTATCAAATGATCCGGGGAAAGAATCCATATTTTATTTTGACCAAATAACTAAAGAAGAGATATATGCAGAAGATAGCAAAAAGGAATATACGATTTTGTATGGCCGAGTGAAAACTGGAGAGTATGGAATTGAATCTGAATTACTTGATGTAAATGATGGTAGTGTATATGAACGAAGCACATCGCAGGCAGACCTTTTACCTTTTGGCTTTTGCATAGCAGTTGCAGAGGGGGATGTTAATAGGAGCATAATAATTTTGCAGACAATAGGTAATTTAGGTATGAAAATGGCATTACAAAGAGAATTGCAAGATTGTTTTGATAAACTAAAATTGAATTATGGAGTTTTATGGGGGCAGGTGCTTCCAAAAGCTTATATTGACAAATTTTTTAGAAATGGAGTATTACAAAAGATTAGAATGGTTCGCTATGAGATACCCGAAGACATTTCTAATAGAATTGGTATAAATTATGGTGTCAAACAGACAAGAGAGGAAAGAATAATCTGTAAGCCAATAGGCTTTTTGGAAAGAAAGAAAAAAGAAATTTCTGAATGGATGGCAGGACAAAGAAGTTGTACCAATATTATTGAAATTGAGGATTTTCATTATGATGACTTAAAGCTGGAATTTAAACTCGGAAGAACAAATAAAGTGATAAGTTTAAAAGATACAACAGGATTAAGGGTTAATGAAGATATTACGGGCGTTGTTGACACGCAGGGAGGGAATCCAGACTTTGATTCTTTAAAATTAGTAATGAAAGAAACTGCGAGGGAATATCTTATTGGGATGGGTTTGTTGGTCTAATGTGAGGGGATGAATCGAATGATAGAATTTTTGTGCCGGCCAGAGGTAATTATTTGGATATTAATAATTTTAATTTATGCTTTAAGTAAATTTGGCTTTGGAGTGGGCTATCTTTCGGTAAATGATATCATCAGACATCACGTAAACTGTTTTAGAAATACTAATAGTAAAAAACTCATGATCGTTCCTGTAGTAGATTATATTGTTGTTCCATTTATGCTAGGGGCTTCGGCAGCGGTTTTAAAAACTATTGATTCATCTATTGTAAACATAATTACTATAATAGTATCAATACACGACTTTACAACTTTTATAAATGCCAGCATTGTTGCCGAATTAACTGTTTTAAAGCTTTCATAACAACACTGGATTTTATGCTGGTTTCGATATTTCTCACGAAAGTGGCATAAAATACCTGCTGCCGGATTTGCTCACTAAGGGCAAACCGAAATTCCTGCACACTTTCTGTACGGTACTTTGAAAATGATTCTTCCTGATATGGCAGTATCTTCATGGCACAATACGAGATGTTGATCAGGTTAACCAACATTTCGATTCCCTTCCGACTGCGTAACATATAGCTGCATAACGACCAGAACGTTTTCTGTTCATAATAACTCACCTCGATATTCCAGCGAAATGTGTAACACAATAATGGGATGAACTGCATACGCTCACTCCCGGTCTGGTTTAGCGGCGCCTTTTCCTGCCATGCGCAGAATATCTGCATCTGCTCTGGAAAAATCGTACTGAAAAACAGGCGTCTGGAGCCGCCGGTTTTCTCTGTAGAAGTTACATAGGCGAGAACCTCCCTTTGCCCGAAGATATTGGTAAGGACCCGGCGTACACCCATGTAGTAATCCCCTATCTTTTCAGCAGAAAGAGTGAAGTCCTCTTTAATAGAAAGGCGTTCCCCATGCTTTGCGGGCCTGCCTCTTCTGCCGGTTGGCTGTGGGGCAAGGTCATAAATAACAGAGTCAGTCCTGGCATTACAGATCAAATCCAGATTTGGATATTCGTCAACAATACAGGCGAGATTTTTCTTGGCGTACCAGCTGTCACAAAGGATTATGACATTCTTCTGAGAAGCAAAAGAGGGCATGACCTGACGCACCATGGCTGCGGCAAGCTCCAGTTTCGATTGTTTTTTCTGCCACATGCGGTAACCGAGAGGGACCGCCAGATAAGCAATCCGGCGGTTGCTCCATATGGGGACACAAAGCATGAGGCTGACAAAGCAATGGCCGTTCAGATAGTTGGAGCCATTGTGTGCTGCATGGTCAAAAAGTTTTGAAACATCTTCAAATTTCCTTCCAAATTTAGAAATCATGGTATCATCAATGCAGAAGAAAACCGGCTGTGACTTCAGGGAGTCGGGAATGAGTTTTAAAGCCAGGGATGCCGTTACATTCATGAATCTGGAATAGTCTGCTTTGGAGTAGGAACAGGCATAATAAAAAGCAGTCAGTGACTTTTGGGTGATGCCAGACAAAAAATGTCGGTAGAGGGAACGGATGGAATCCGCCGACTCCATGGCAAGTATGGATAAAGCCAGTAGAAATAAAGTCTCCGCGGTAGGGGAAGAAAACGTTTTAAAATAGATGGAAAAATATTGATGAAGTCTACCAATCAGGTTCTTTTCGTTGTATAATGAGTTTATCGTACAGGGTCACTTTCCTTTGTATATTTTGTTGGCAAACTAATTATACACCAAAGTGTCCTGTACGATATTTTTTTCTTAAAAAGTTGTAAAGTCGTATATCAATACTTACATCGATGTTATTTACATTATTGGCCATGATCATTGATATGAAATCAAAGATTAGGAGTGATCCAAATTATTATAGAGTAGAAGCTGAATTAAGTAAGCAGTCTTTAATAGAAACCTATTACACTGTAATGTTTGAAATTTTAGTTGCAGTTATTTTGCTGATCTTATGCCTGTTTAATGTTTTTACAAGCAAGTTTGGATTTATTCAAAGTTTTTTAATATATAGTTTAACATTTCTATTAATTATAAATTTATTAATGATTATTAAAAGAATATTTAGAGTTATTGATACGGATATGAAAAAGTAAATGTAGGCTTATGTATTTAGGGGCCACCTCCGGGCGGCTCTTTTCATCCCCAAAACAAACAAAGGAAAGGCAGCCTAATCGGCCGCCTCATCCTCTGAAATAAATTTATTTATGAATTTTTTTATTTCAGTTGTGGGAGTAGTTCCCATTATGTCGCATTTGGCCTTGAATGCATCCAGGACCTCTGGTTTCAAGTCAAGAGGAAAACGGACATACTTAGTGCGTAGATGCTTTTGCTGAGATGTATATTTCTTATCTTCAGACATGTAGGGCCTCCTAATATTTGATAAATTGGATGGTACTGCTGATGATTAAATACAAAAGTATTATAATTACTAGCAGTTTTGATGCTAAAAGGATACTGCCTAATATTGGCTTCTTTTTGAGCATTGTTATCATGAAAGACTTGTGGTATAATATTGTTGGAAGGAAAGGGGCTCGCGCCCCAATCCCTAAACGATTTTGGTAAGTGCTTCAATCACCAGTAGGATGATGTATGCTTTTACCAGTAGCTCAATGAGTTGGTCGCACAACTTGTTGAGCTTTTTGATTTTCTTTGGTAAGTCTTTCATGTGTTCACCTCCTTTCTATGATTTAATTATAATATATACGTACGTATATGTCTAGCAAAATATGTACATTTATAAGTTTTTGCATCTGCGGAAATTTGCAGGTGCTTTTATTATGCCATGACAAGAGGTGGTGATTATGCCAAGACCCAGGAGCCCTAACAGGGACAAAGCGCTGCAGCTATGGCTGGACAGTGAGCGGAAACGCCAGTTGAAAGACATAGCTGCCCAGTTGCAGGTATCAGAAGAACAGATTCGTAAATGGAAAAATCAAGACAAGTGGGATAAAGTAACGTTACCAAATGCGAAAGGTAACGTTACTAATCATAAAGGAGCTCCTGCGGGTAATCAAAATGCTGTTGGCCATGGGGCTCCAAAACAGAATAAGAACGCAGAAAAATACGGTTTCTTCAGCAAGTACTTGCCTGAGGAGACCGTTTCCATTATCCAGGAGATGCCCACGGACCCGCTGGACATCCTTTGGGACCAGGTGCAGATAGCCTATGCTGCCATCATCCGGGCACAGTCCATCATGTATGTGAGGGACCAGAAGGATGTGACCATCACTAAGATAGGCCATAAGGACGGCGAGACAGTCACAGAGGAGCGCTGGGAGGTGCAGCAGGCCTGGGACAAGCAGGGCAACTTCCTGCAGGCGCAGGCCCGGGCCCAGAAGACGCTGGAGGGGCTTATCAAACAGTATGATGAACTCCTGCATAAAAACTGGGAACTGGCCAGCGAGGAGCAGAAGGCGCGGATAGCACAGATGAGGGCCCAGACAGATAAGCTTACCGGGAACAACCAGGAGTTGGAGGATATGGACGGGATAGAGGGGGATATCTATGGTAGTAGCTAATCGGTTCACCAGGAAAAGGACCATTCCTTTTAATTTCTCTGAAAAGCATAAGGAGTACATCCGCAAGTGCGAGGCCAGCATGTATAACGTGGCCGAGGGGGCCGTCCGTGCAGGCAAGACGGTTGACAACGTGTTTGCCTTTGCACATGGGCTTAAGACTACACCGGACCGTATTCACCTGGCTACCGGTTCCACGATGGCCAATGCAAAGCTTAACATTGGGGATGCCAATGGCTTTGGGCTTGAATGGATATTCCGGGGACAGTGCCATTGGGGGAAGTACAAGGATAACGAAGCTCTGTTTGTCAAGGGTCCGGATACCAGGTGGAAGCAAAGGATAATCATCTTTGCTGGCGCCGCCAAGGAAGACAGCTATAAGAAAATCCGTGGAAACTCCTATGGTATGTGGATTGCAACTGAAATCAACCTGCATCATGACAACACCATCAAGGAGGCATTCAACCGTCAGCTGGCTGCCCGTCGGTTGAAAGTGTTCTGGGACCTTAACCCGGACAATCCGCGTGCGCCAATCTACTCAGATTACATAGATAAGTACCAGGCCCAGGCCGATGCGGGTGACTTCCCTGGCGGATACAACTACATGCACTGTACCATCTATGACAACATCAACATCTCCCATGAGCGTCTGAGGGAGGTTGAGAGCAGGTACGACAAGAACAGCATCTGGTACCTGCGGGACATCAAGGGGATGCGTGTGGTGGCCAATGGGCTCATCTACCGCCGGTTTGCGGATGATACAAGTACCAAGCAATACACGTTCCGCCTGTCTGATAAGCCCAAGGATATCATGGAGATTATCCTGGGGATTGACTTTGGCGGCAGTGGTTCCGGCCATGCTTTCACGGCCACAGCCATCACCAGGGGATACCATAACGTAGCTGTCCTGGCATCGGAATGGATTGGCTGCAAGGACGAGAAGGGGAACCAGATAGAGATTGACCCAGAAATGCTGGGGACCATGTTCTGTAACTTCTGCCAGAAGATTATCAGCAGGTACGGGTACATTACAACGGTGTATGCAGACAGTGCAGAGCAGACGCTGATATCTGGCATCCGAAGTAGTCTGCGTAAGCATGGACTTGGATGGGTGCGTGTAGAAAATGCACTGAAAACTGAAATTAATGACAGGATTAACGCCACCGCCATACTGATGGCGCAGGGGCGTTTTTACTATGTCCAGGGAGAGTGTCAGAGCCTTGTGGATGCCCTAAGTACAGCGGTGTGGGACCCAAAGGAATTGACGAAGAACGTCCGGTTAGATGATGGTACAAGCGATATTGACAGCCTGGACAGCTTTGAGTATACATTTGAACGGCAGATTAGCAGACTCATAAAGTATGGATAGGAGGTGAGGGGACGATGAGATTCACCAAGATGTTGGACTTAATTACGAATGTCTTGAATAAGGATGCGGACACGCAGGTGGATGTGTGCCTGACATCCCAGATGGCGGACCGGATTGAACTGTGGACAAGAATGTACGAGAACCGGTCCCCGTGGGTCAATGGAAAGGATGTGCTCAGTGCCAGCCTTGCCCCGGCCATCGCCTCTGAGATTGCGCGTCTGGTGACGCTGGAACTTAAGTCAGAGGTGACAGGTGGGCCAGCGGCGGATTACCTGAATGAACAATATCAGCGAAAGGTGCTTAAGGACCTGCGCCGGTATGTGGAGTACGGCTGCGCGAAAGGTGGCCTGGTCATGAAGCCGTACATCACCCGGCAGGGGATTGAGGTACAGTTTGTACAGGCGGACTGTTTCTTCCCATTGTCTTTTGACAGTTCCGGACGGATTATACAGTGTGTGTTCACGGAGCAGTTCCGTAAAGGGCAGAAGATATATACCAGGCTGGAGATACACACGCTGCAGGGGAGCCGGGTACACATCACCAACCGTGCGTTTGTGGCCACCAATGATTACAGCCTTGGCAGCGAGGTGACTGTAAGCTCCATTGACAGATGGTCGGAACTGGTTCCGGAACTGTCCCTGGAGGGTGCGGACCGGTTGCTGTTCGGATACTTTAAGGTCCCTCTGGCCAATGCGGACGATTCTGACAGCCCCCTGGGGGTATCCGTGTACTCCAGGGCCATCGGGCTCATCCGGGAAGCGGACCGCCGGTATTCCAATATCTGCTGGGAGTATGAGGGTACACAGCTGGCCGTGCATATAGCGTCATCGTTGCTTAAGTACAACCAGGCCCGGGATAAGTTTGAGTACCCTGGAGGTCATGAGCGGTTATACCGGGATGTGGAATATAATACTGGGGCTGCAGATAAGCCATTCATTGATACATTCAGCCCAGAGATTCGAGATACAGCTTTATTTAATGGATTCAACAACCAGCTAAAACTGGTGGAATTTAACTGTAACCTGGCTTACGGTACTTTGTCGGACCCGCAGAGCGTGGATAAGACCGCCACTGAGATTAAAACCAGCCGGCAGCGCTCCTATGTGATGGTGTCCGATACCCAGATGGCATTACAGGATGCCCTGGAGGACCTGGTGTATGCCATGGGCTTCTGGGCGGCACTGTATGGGCTTATTCCAGCCGGAAGTGATTATGAGGTATCATCTGACTGGGATGACAGCGTGATAATGGATGCCGAGACTGAACGGCAGACTGACCGGGCAGATGTGGCTATGGGGGTGATGTCCTTGGCAGAGTACCGGTCAAAATGGTATGGGGAGACGCTGGAGGAGGCGGCCAGGAACCTGCCGGAGCCAGCATTGACGGAGGAGTGATGCCATGACGCCTGAGGAATTGGAAAAACTACCAAAGCCATTAGAACGCACCATGACGGACCTTGAACTGTCTATCATGGATGAAATCATACAGCGCATCAAGGAGGCCGCACAGATTACTCCAGTCATTGACTGGCTGCTGGTCAGGATGGATGCCATTGGTAAGAGCCGTAGCAGCATCAGACAGATGATTGGCAAGGCCCTGGAAAAGACGGACCTGCAGGTGGATGACATCTATGAGCAGGCAGCGCGGTCTGATTATATCCGCAATAAAGCAATCTATGAGGCTGCCGGCAGGGACTATCTGTCTTATAAGGATAACCAATGGCTCCGGCAGGTTGTGGACGCTGCCAGGAGGCAGACTAAGGACAGTCTGAGGCCCTTGGAAAACATTACCCAGACCACGGGCTTCAACGTGCCGATGGGCGGCGGCAGGAAAGTGTTTACACCGCTGTCCGAATACCTGGAGCGCAGTCTGGACAAGGCCATGCTGGGAATCACCACTGGCACCAGGACATATAGCCAGGCTATAGGTGAGGTGATTGACGAGATGACGGCCAGCGGCATCCGGACAGTGGATTATGCATCCGGGAAGTCTGACCGCATCGAGGTGGCAGCCAGGCGTGCGGTAATGACCGGTGTGGCCCAGATGACGGATAAAGTCAACGAAAAGAACATGGAGGAACTACAGACAGATTACTGTGAAGTAGACTGGCATATGGGCGCTAGGAATACTGGGACCGGATATCAGAATCATCAGTCGTGGCAGGGACGCCCATACTCTTCGGAGGAAATGCGGACAATCTGTGGAAAAGGACAGATGTTAGGTTTTGGAGGAATCAACTGCTACCATATAGCCTTCGTCTTCATCCCAGGTATATCCAAACGTAAGTACACGGATGAGTGGCTGGCGGAGCAGAACCGGCGGGAAAATGAGAAGAGGGTATATAGAGGCCGGGAATATGACACATATGCGGCATTACAGCATCAGCGAAAACTGGAACGTACCATCCGGAAACAGAAACAGGATGTAGAGTTATTGGAGAAGGCTGGAGCTGACAAGGAGGATATCACGGCGGCTAAGTGCCGGCTGAGGTTGACCAATAAGACTTATGTGGATTTTTCTAAGGAGATGGGCCTGCGGCAACAGCGGGAACGGTTGAAGATATCAAAACTGGAGGCGGGTGCAAATGAAGCCATCAGAAATACCAATACGAAAGTCGGATATCATCCGGATAATGACTACAGCGTAAAGCTTGATGGATATACGGATGTAGTAAATGATGGGTTATCTGAAGCAATAAAGGATGTCGCACAAAAGGGGGGTGCGGACGGATACGAACACATGCATCTGGTAAACCTGGAAACTGGAGTGGTGGAGTATTATGAAACGAACCAGATGGAGAATGAAGTGGGGTACCGGTTCTGGAAGCATTTAGACAAGAATCCGGATGCACGATATGCGTTCGTTCATAACCATAATACGGACAGTTCCTTTTCGGAACCGGATATGAGGACACTTTTGACAACAAGAGAAATACCTGTTATGATAGCAACAAGAAATGATGGTGTCAAATATGTTGCGGAACGTTCTGGCGATGTCTTAAAATCGGTTATATTCGATGATTTATATGAGAAAGAATTAAATGAACTGAATCGACAGGTCAGAGCCGGAATAATACCTATGTCGGAGAGAAGTATACGTAGAGAATCATTAATTGTAGAGAATCTGTTAAAGGATTACACAAAAGGAAAGGGGCTTGTGGAATATGACGGTAGGCGAAAGTAGCGGCTGGGCATCGGCCACATTGAAGGAGGTACCTTTCTGGCGTGATGATATGAGCCCGGAAGAGTATGAAACTGAACGGACATATTATTTAAAGAACTATCACCTGGTGCGGCCAGGATTATATGTGCCATTATGGAAACAGAGGATGGAGGGATTAGAGTGATTGTAATCCCTATATGCCTAAAATGCAAATACTGTGAAAAGAGTATGAAATGCAGGGTATATCCACAAGGCATACCAAGGGAAGTTGTATTGGCTCAAAAGCCGCCTGAGGATATATGTAAGGATTATAAATACAAACGGGAGAGTGAAGCATCTGATTAGTCAGGTGCTTTTATTATGCTTAAAAATCGGTCAGATGATAAGACCTAAAACAGTCAGCCGTTGGTGGATGGTTACACACCTATAAATAACCTAAGGACGGGCAGGAAAGGAAAAAAGAATGAGGACAGAGGATTTACAGGCAAAGGGGTTAACCCAGGAACAGATTGATTATGTCATGGCTGAATATGGAAAGGATATCAATGGGATTAAGCAGGAGAGGGACACATACAAGACCCAGCTTTCCACGGCGCAGTCTACCCTTAAGAGCTTTGAGGGGGTCAATATATCGGAACTTCAGGGGAAGATACAGACCTTGACCACAGACCTGGCCAACAAGGACGCCGAGTACCAGAAGCAGCTGGCGGAGCGGGATTTTAACGACCTGCTGAAGACTACTGCAGAAGGGTTTAAGCCCAGGGATATTAAGGCAGTTATGCCCTTTTTGGATGTGGAGAAACTCAAGGGGAGCAAGAACCAGGAAACAGATATCAAGGCTGCCTTGGAAGCCGTTAAGAAGGATAAGGGTTATCTGTTTCAGGACGTCAGTATTCCCCGGGTGGTTGCGCCTACTCCTGGGCCTGGTGGTGAGAAAACAGATGACACAAGGACACAAGCAAACAATGCCCTGAGATGTATTCTGGGCAGAGAATAAGGAGGTAAATTATGCCAGCAAATATTACAAGCAGGGCCGACGCGGAGGCCATCATCCGCGAACAGGTCATATCGACCATTTTCCAGGATGCACCGAAGCAGTCCACATTCATGTCCCTGGCACGGAAGCTGCCGAACATGACAAGTAACCAGACCCGGATGCGGGTGCTTGACTTCCTGCCGACTGCATATTGGGTGGACGGTGATACCGGGATGAAACAGACCACCAGGCAGGCCTGGGATAATGTATTTATTGAAGCCGCGGAGCTGGCGGTAATTGTGCCGATTCCAGAGGCGGTGCTGGATGATGCTGAGTTTGACATTTTTGGCGAGATTACACCGCGGGTCAACGAGGCAATTGGCCAGCGCGTGGACAGTGCGATTATTTTCGGCGTGAACCGCCCGCGTAACTGGCAGAATGACATCATCACGCTGGCCAGGCAGGCGGGTAATAACGTGGCTGTAGGTTCCAGTCCGGATTATTATAACCTGCTCCTGGGTGAGGGCGGCGTCATTTCCAAGGTTGAGGAAGATGGGTTTATGGCAACCGGTGCGCTGGCTGCCATGACCATGAGGGCAAAACTGAGGGGCATTCGCGCAGAGGATGGCAGTCTCATCTTCAAATCTGATATGCAGGGTTCCACGAATTACGCGCTGGATGGGGCGCCCATGTACTTTCCGCAGAACGGCGCCTATGACAACACCATTGCGCAGCTGATTGTGGGCGATTTCAAGCAGGCGGTATATTCCATCCGCCAAGATGTGACGGTGAAGATTCTTGACCAGGGCGTCATCCAGGACCCGACAACGAAGGAAATCGTCTACAACCTGGCGCAGCAGGATATGGTTGCCCTGCGTATCGTATTCCGGATGGGGTGGGCACTGCCTAACCCGGCAACCAGGATGGACGAGGACCGCGTAGGCTGTCCATTTGCATACCTGGAGCCGACAAGCCCAGCTGTTACCCAGAAGGTTACCTTTACGGTTAAGGATAACGCCGAAATACCAGCAGCTATTGATGGGGCAATTGTAGACGTGAATGGTTCCAGGGTTAAGACAGACGCGTCCGGCGTGGCGGAGTTCAACCTGCGGGCAGGGACATATCCAGCGAAGATTAAGAAGTCAGGCTACAGCCAGGTTACCGAGAACGTGACCGTAGCAGATGTGGCAGTGACAAAGGATGTAACCCTGGTTAAGCAGTAAGGAGGCCAAAACGATGCAGGCTTACGCAGATGAAATGTACTATATCAACGATTACCTGAAGGGGAGGAAGCCGGTCATCACAACTGGCTTCCATTTTTATGTCAGGTCAGCCAGCCAGGTCATTGACCGGTATACATTCAACCGCCTGAAGGATGTGGTAGAAATCCCAGATGAGGTACAGATGTGCTGCTGTGAACTGGCTGAGTCTGAGTACTGCAGAGAGAAACAGCAGAAGGAATCTGGAGGGAAGGTATCTGAGAAGATTGGGACTTATTCGGTCAGCTTCGGAAGCGTACAAGAATCGGCGCAGGCCACAGCCAAGGAACAGCGTAGCATTGTCATGAAATGGCTGGCAGATACCGGCCTGTGTTATCAGGGGGTGTGATATGTATACCAATGCGGATGTGACACTGTACCTGTATAGCAAGGAAGGGAAGGTGGAGAAGTACATCAGGATGCCCATAGAGGGCGTGTACTGGGAGGATGTGAGGCAGTCCACCTATCTTAAGACTGGCCAGCGGGACAGCACATCTGTCCTCCTGGTCATCCCACTGGAAAGTCTGGACGGTCCCATAAAACTGACACAGGGTAAGGACCTGGCTGTCAAGGGCATCATTGAGGATGAGATAGACTGCAGCAGCCAGGAGGCCATTTCGAAGTCTTTGGCGGCCCTCAAGGCGGCCCATGGATTCCTGACAGTGGTCACGGTAGATGAACGGCTGTATGGCAGCGAGTCCGTGCAGCATTATGAGCTGGCTTGTAAGTAGGAGATGAGACTATGAAGGTGGAATTCAACATCAGCACTGCGGAAACCATCAAAAGAAACCACGGCTTGCAACCTGAAGGGCCCGTGCAGAAACTGGTAGACAGTGAGGCCATGCGGTATATGAGCGACTACATGCCGCGCAGACAGGCAGGGGAGCTGGAGCATATGATGGTCATGGCTACGGTAATTGGCTCCGGCCAGATTGACATACCTGGTCCTTATGCGCATTATTTGCATGAGGGCATTTTATACGTGTCCCCGACAACGGGTAGTGCTTGGGCCAAAGAGAATGAAATCAAGGTTCCCACAGACCGGGAGTTGACCTATGCCGGCGCCCCTATGCGGGGCAAGAAGTGGTTTGACCGCATGAAGGCCGACCATAAGGATGATATACTGCAGGCGGCCCAGGCCCTGGTAAATAGAGGAGGGAAGGTATGACAATCATAGATTTTATGCGCCAGAAACTGACAGAGTATCCGAAGATATCGGAGTTCCTGGTTGATGGAGATATCCATGTGGATTTCATGGAGCCGGGCGCCAGTTATGGCCTGTCCAGCAATGGGGACAGCCTTGTCAAGGAGGACATGCTGGGGAACCAGACCCGGCGCCACAACTTTGCTATGTACGCAGTGGCACCGTCCTTCACGGATTACTGCCGGCTGGCCAACAGCAATTTCCTTTTGGAACTGGGATATTGGCTGGAGCAGCTGCCTGAGGAGGGTGGCCTTACTGCCATTGTCGGAGGACAGGAGCTGGAAGCAAGGTTCCTGAAAGCAATCACATCCAACGCAATGGCCATGCAGCCCATGGGAGAGACAGTTAACGATGGAATCCTGTACCAGATACAGATACAGGTGACCTACAAAATAGAAAGCGAGGTATAACCATGCTTAAAATGCAGTTACAGCTGTTTGCGGAATCAATCCCTGCGGCTGGAAAGATTAAAAGGAAATGGATGGCGCATTATATCGATGCAGCCCTCCCATCCGCCAGTAAGGCTGATTATAGCCGTCTGGGGAAGGACCTGGAGGAGTACATCGTGGAGATGAACGCCAACGTGGAGACAAAGAACAACATATGGGGGGAGACGTCCGTAAACCTGGACAGCTACCAGCCCCAGGCATCCGCTGACCCGTACTATGCTGAGATTGGGGAGCCATTGTTTGAGCGCCTGCAGGGGATTGTGGACCAACGGCAGACGCTGGATGACCTTAAGACCAGTGTGGTGGAGGTACATCTCTGGGAACCAGTTGAATCAGCGGAAGGTACCTATGTGGCGTATAAGGAAGATGCAATCATTGAAGTGTCCAGCTATGGCGGAGATACCACTGGGTATCAGATTCCATTTAATGTGCACCACACCGGAAACAGGGTTAAGGGTAAGTTTGTACTTGCTACAAAGACGTTTACAGCAGATGCATGAAGAACGGAGCCGGCGGCGGCTGTGCCGCTGGCAGAAGTCAAAGAGGAGGTAAAACCTGATGGCAAAGAAGATGAAGAGCCTGTTATTTGATGACGGCTATGAGAGTTTTTCGGTAAATGACGACCCATCTAGGATAATTCGGTTCAACCCGGCAGACCCGGAAATCATCAACCGTGTGTTGGATGTGCAGAAACATTTTAAAAATTACAGTCCCCCGGAAGGGATTGAACTGAATCCGGACGGGACCCCTAAAAGTGATTTGGAAAAGGGCGGCGCATACGTGGCTGATTTTTCCGAGGAAATGCGTAAGGCGTTCAACGGTATCTTCCTGTCTGATGTGTATGACACGATTTTCGCGGGGCAATCCCCTTTATGCATTGTAGGCCAGAAATACCTGTATGAAGGTGTACTGGATGGCCTGCTTGTGCTGATGAAGCCTGCTGTCGAGGAGTATACCAGGAAGAACCGGGAAAAGTCCAGGAAGTATCTGGAGGATATAGAGAAATGATTGGCCGGTTACCAACCAGCCTTGATGTGGGCGGGGTAAGATATCCCATTGAAACAGATTACCGGAACATACTTGTTTTCCTGGCTGCCTGTTCCGACCCGGAGCTTTCGGCCCCGGAGAAGCTGGAAATCCTCATGAAACGGTTATACAGGGATGGATTTGGGCAGATACCTCAGGAACATCTGGAGGAAGCTATCCTACAGGCCAAGTGGTTCGTGGACTGCGGCCAGGAGGAGGACGATAAGAAGCCGGCCCGGAAGGTGATGGACTGGGAGCAGGATGAGCCCATTTTGTTCCCGGCAATCAATAAGGTTGCGGGGATGGAAACCAGGGCGGCCCCATACATCCACTGGTGGACCTTTTCTGGATATTTCATGGAGATAGAAGAGGGTACCTTTTCCACGGTCCTGGGCATCAGGCAGAAGAAAGCCAAGGGTAAGAAGCTGGAGAAGTGGGAACAGGAGTTTTACCGCAACAACAAGAAACTCTGCGACATCCGGAAACGGTATACCGAAGAGGATCAGGCGGAGATTGATTATTGGAATAATCTACTGGGCTAAGGCGCTAAAAAGGGCGTCTTATTTTTATGTCCGGAAATGAGGTGATGGCATGGCAGCTGATGGAAGTCTTAAGTTTGATACAAAGATAAACGTAGAGGGATTTGAAGAAGGAATATCCACATTGTCAAAAGCAATGGACAGGCTGACGAGTGCGGTAAACCGCCTATCATCTAACATAGTGAGCCGGTTCAATGGAGCAGGGCAGGCAATAACGGAAACTGCCCAAAGCGCGGGGGAGGCATCGGATGCGGTAGAGTCTGTTGGGGCTGCCGCAGATGAATCTGCAAAGCATGTCAAGTCACTGCAGGAACAGATGGATTCCATAAGTGTCCATGCCATGCAGGATACTGCATCTGATACGGCCCAGTCCGCACCCGTTTCAGCACCGACCAGCGCGGAATCCCTTAATTATGACCCTAAGGCTATGGCTGCGGTATTCGGAAATGCAGCTTCGGAAATCCACAGCTGGTCTGATGCGGTCGAACAATATGGTAACCAGGCTGGTATGGCCATGAATGAACTGCAGCAGGATGCGGCAGAAGCAGAACAGGCGGTATCGGAAGCTTCCAGCCAAGGCGCAGAACAGGCCCAGGGATATGTAGGCCTTAAGGAGTCAATCCTGAATGCATTTAAAAACGTACCGCGGGTATTCGGCCAGATACCGGTAGCAGCCAAAAGGGAGCTGTCGAAAATACCTGGGATTGTCAAAGGCGCATTTTCATCCGCTACCAGGACGGTTTTAAATTTTGGGAAGTCATTGGGAAAAGGACTGGCCGATAAAGCCAAACTGGCAGTATCCAGTTTGAAAGGACTGGAGAAATCCTCAAACAGCGTCAGCAAGAGCATCCTGAAACTATCAAATATGTTTAAGCTCATGCTTATCCGCATGGCCATGAGGGCGGCCATCCAAGGAGTTAAGGAGGGCATGCAGAACCTGGTGCAGTATTCGGACAGCGCGAACCAGTCCATGTCCAACCTGATGTCCGGAATGACCTATCTCAAGAACAGTTTTGCTGCAGCATTCTCACCTATCCTCTCGATTGTGGCTCCGGTTCTTAATACGTTGATAAACCTCCTGGCCACAGCAGTGGGCTATATCAACCAGTTCTTTTCCGCGCTGGGCGGTGGGAGTACATTCGTGCGGGCCAAAAAGGCCAACGAGGATTATGCGAAAAGTCTAAAATCCACAGGAGGCGCCGCCAAACAGGCCGGAAAGGATGCAAAGAAAGCCCTGGCTCCATTCGATGACCTGGTACAGATACAGCAGCAAGGTGCGGATGCGTCCGGAGGTGGTGGAGGTGGCGCCAGCCCCTCAGACATGTTTGAGACTGTCGGTATAGACAAGGGAATCAGCGATTTTGCCAACCAGCTGAAGGAGATGTTTGCAGCTGGGGACTGGGAAGGCATCGGCCAGCTGATTGGCCAGAAAATCAACGAGGCCGTACAGGGCTTCACACAGTTCATCAGCTGGGATAACATCGGGGCACAGATAGCCGCATTCGTGACAGCCTTCACGACCATGTTTAACAGCCTGGTTGCCACGATTGACTGGTACGCTATCGGTATCATGTTCGGTACCGGCATCAACACCCTGGCTAATACCCTATATCTGTTACTCACGCAGATTGACTGGTTCATGCTGGGCAATGCACTGGGAGTAGGTCTGATGGGGATGATTGATACGGTTGACTGGAATCTGTTCGGTGCAACTATCGGAGCATACTTCCAGGCGCAGATATCCGGTCTGCTGGGATTTATCGTTGGGACTGACTGGGGAGCTATCGGGGCTGCCCTTGCTACCTGCCTCATGGGCATTGCGGGGGCAATAGACTGGGTACAGTTTGGATATCTTATAGCTGCGGGGCTTAACGGGGCCTTCGCCCTGCTCCTGGAATTTGCGTCCACGTTTGACTGGACGGAATTTGGTAATAACGTGGCCACAGGTATCAGCACATTTTTCCAGACATTCCAGTGGGCGCAGGCCGGAGAGGCCTTGAGTACATTTGTCATTGGTATCCTGGACTTTTTGATTACCGTGGTACAGGAGACTGACTGGGCATCCTTCGTGCAGGGCATTGTTGACTGCATTGAGGCAGTGGACTGGATTGGTCTTGCAGGGAAGATTTACACGCTGTTATATTCTGCGCTGGGCGTTACTTTTGGGGCTCTGGCTAAGTTCATTGGGACCCTGATAGCGGACGGGTTCGCGGCGGCAAAGGATTATTTTAATGGAAAGATAGAGGAATGCGGCGGTGATGTTTGGGCTGGGATGCTTAAGGGAATCGTGGATGCCGCTAAGGGAGTAGTCTCCTGGATTAAGACCAATGTCGTAGACCCGTTTTTAAACGGTGTGAAGGCAGGGTTTGGCATCCATAGCCCGTCAACGGTCATGGCCGGGATGGGGCAGTATCTTTGGGATGGATTCTGCAACGGCGTCAAGGAGTTTTTCTCCAACCCGGTTGGCTTCATAAAGGCCAATATCACAGACCCGTTCGTGAATGGTATCAAGAGCCTGCTGGGAATCCACAGCCCATCAACAGTGTTGTCCGGCATAGGCTCCAACACCGTGGCAGGGTTTAACCAGGGTGTGACAAATGAGCAGGCAGCTTCCCAGAGTGTGGTACAGTCCTGGGCGTCCGGTGTGGCCAGCTGGTTCTCTGATAAGTTCGGCATCAGCTCCGGGGATTCTGCAGAGTCCAAGAAGTGGGCCGCCAGCATCATGAGGGGCTTCAACAATACTGTTAATAAAAACTATACACAATCCCAGAGCGTCATGGAGACATGGGCGGAGAACGTCCGTAAGTGGTTTGTGGGCGCGGATGAGGTACAGGGCGTGAATGAACTGTCCTGGACTAAGTTCGCAGACCTTATTATACAGGCGTTCAAAGTCAAGATTGAGGGTAGCCATGCTGAGACTCAGGCGCCGGTGGAAACTTGGGCAAGGAATGTCTGTGAATGGTTCTGGGGAGACAGTGATACGCAGGGGACCGGCGGCATGTATGCCGCATTTTATAATATGGCGAAGAGGATCAATGAGGGATTCGCCAATGGTATCTCTGACTTTGCTTACATGGCAAAGGATGCCATTAAAAGGTGGGCGAGAGAAGCCATGGAAGAGGCCGAGGAAGAGTTTGATATCAACTCGCCGTCCAAGGAGTTTTACGGCATTGCGGAGTATGTGGTGCGCGGATTTAATAACGGCATTAGTGCTATGGCAGCATCATCCAGGAATACGGTGCAGAAATGGCTGGATGGCGTCCTGGATGTGTTTGACGGTGTGGAGGTGAGGCTGCCTATCGGTATCAACATCCCGAACGCAGCATCCTATCTGCCCAGAATGGCCAGCGGAACCGTTGTGCCACCAAGGGCAGGCGAGATGTCCACAAGCATGAGGAATACGGCAGGATACGGCCAGGAAGAGACACTGGGCTACCTGGTGGCTAAAATGGACGAGATGATAAGCCGTCTGCAGGCGGAAGGGAACCGGCCGATACAGATTGTCTTGAACTTGACTGGGAACCTGGCAGCATTAGCCCGTGTGTTGAAACCGGAACTGGACAAAGAGGCAGCCCGCAAGGGCGTAAGCCTGGTAATCGTAGGAGGTACCTGATATGGATAACGTATTCTTATTGGACGGTAAGGCCTATAACGTTGAGGTAGAGAAGGATTCGCTGGAGCGCGGCTTTGCTGTTACGGACTCAGAGCTGTCCGGACGTACCTTGGATTACACCATGGACAGGGACATCATAGGAACCTTCTACAATTATTCCATGAAAATCTACCCCAAGACGGACGACCTGGCATCCTATGATGCGTTTTACAACATCATATCCGATCCGAACTATGCAAGTCATGAGATGACCTTCCCGTATGGGCAGGAAACGCTGACTTTTCAGGCTTACGTCAGCCAGGGTAAGGATAAGCTGCGGATCCGGAACGGGAAGAACATCTGGGGCATGGATGGGCTGTCATTAAACTTCACAGCTATGGAACCACAAAGGAGGCGGTGAAGCGATGAAGTGGGACATAAGGGTAGAGACCAATGGACAGCAGCCGTACTCATCCGTGGACGACCTGACCAGTTTTGAGCAGGACATGCCGCCATACGCCTACTGCCTGCCGCGGTATGCAAGGTTGGATGGGACCTATTCCAATACCCCGGATACAATCCCTGGTGGTAAGAATGGGTACATCAGTACGGCCCTGAGTGGCCAGGATGGGGCCTTTGGAGTGCCGCCAGTGATAACGGTCACGTATGACCGGCTTAAGACCAGCAATGGCATATCCATGGTTTTTAACCGGGTATCCGGGGACTATGCCGGCAGGCTTAAGATTATCTGGTACAAAGATGGTGAGCAGGTCCAGGAACAGGAATTTGAACCCGATGGGGTAGAGTATTTCTGTAAAGCCAAGGTGCCACTGTTTAACAAGGTAGCAATCACCTTCCTGGAGACCAGCAGGCCATATCGTTATCTGTGGTTGTCGGTGCTTAAGAACCAGCGGATGACAGACGCCGGTGGCCTTAAGATTGTCTATGATGACATTGCCCTGGGAGCTGCAGAGGATAACGCGGTCATAACGGATGACAAGGATTATTACGTAGACCTGCAGGACCTGAAGGCAGGTGTGGAGTTTCCGGACTATGCCATGTGCCTCCCGAGATATGCCAAGATGGATGGAGGGTATATCAACGCACCGGATACCTTGGATGATATGGGATACGTAAGTGACAGTATATCTGACAGAAATGGAATCTTTGCGGCTCCCCCAGCGTTGATATTCACGTTCGGGCAGAATTATTCCAGTGTGGGGATAACCCTGGCGTTTAATGATTATTCTGGAGATTATTGCAGCAAGGTCAACATCAGATGGTACCGGGATGATACCCTGCTGGCTGACCGGATTTACCATCCGGATGCTGGCAGCTATTTCTGCTATGGAATCGTGGATTATTACAACAAGGTGGTCATCACCTTCCAGGAGACCAGCAAGCCATACCGGAACGTATTCCTGACCGGGATAACCTGGGGGCTCATCCGTGTGCTCAGGGATGATGAGATAGAGGATATCAGTTGCCTGATGGAGCTGAATCCGATATCCGAAGAGGTAAGCATCAATACGATGGACTACACCATCCGCAACAAGTCAGAATATGCGTTTGAGTTTCAAAAACGACAGAAACAGACGCTGTATTTTGACGAGGCAATCCTGGGGATTTTTTATTTGAAAGATGGGAAGCAGCTGGGGGCGAAGCGGTATTCCGTGGAGACACAGGATGCTGTGGGAATTCTGGATAATAACCAGTTCATGGGTGGTGTGTACAGCGATGTCCTGGTATCCGACATCCTGGCCAGCATCATGGGCGGGGAGGGTATCACATACTTCCTGGATGATACTTATGTGGATGCGAGGGTAAGTGGGTATCTGCCGATATGTACGAAACGTGTGGCCCTGCAGCAGCTGGCTTTTGCCATTGGTGCCCTGGTGGATACCAGTTACGACCGGCAGCTGTACATATATCCACAACAGACCGAGGTCACCGGTGAGTTCACGGCCAGAGACATCCGGCTGGGCCTGTCGGTGGAACACAGTGACATCATAACCGGCATCCGGTTATATGCACACAGCTATGACCGGGGAGTGGAATCGGCGCAGCTTTACAAGGGCATCCTTGCTGGGACAACCAAGATAGAGTTTTCCGAGCCTTACCACAGCCTGTCCATAACCGGGGGGACGTTGGGCGACCATGGGGACAATTATGCATACATAACCGGAGCAGGTAACGAGGTGGTTCTGGCCGGGCTTAAATATAACCATAGTACGATTAGTATTCTGAAGGAAAATCCGAAAGTCACCCAGAATAAGAACATTGCCGAAGTCAAGGATGCCACGCTGGTAACATCCCAAAATGCCCAAGCGGTACTTGACAGGGTTTACCAGTATTACAGCAGCAATGAGAGCATCAGCTTCCGGGCCACCATCAACGACCAGGAACTGGGGAACCGTGTGAACGTGGCAACTGGATTTAAAGGGACTATGACAGGAAATATCACAAAGCTGGATTTTAGATTCAGCCGGCGCAAGATTACGGCGGAGGTGACAGTGAAATGAGTACTGTATTAGACACATTGATAACGGACAGGACGGCGGATGACCTGGCCAATGACACAGATAGGGCATATATAGCGTATACAGACTTGAACCGTGTGGAAGATGCCTGTGCGCTTTTGGCGGGGCGTCTGGGGGTGACCATACAGACCAAGGCGTGGAGGATGGAGGACTTCCGGACGGATACGGAGATGTCCAGGCTGCTGGGCAACATTAAAACGCTGCGGGCTGCCTATTATACGAAAGCCAGTACTCCGGCCACCCCCAAAAAAATAACATATGGAAGCATTTACCAGGCAAATGATATTGAACAGATACTTAAGGACCTGGGAGATATGTATGACAGCATGGTGAGCGGACAGCAGCGCCTGGCGTTTAGGCTGGGCATGAGGGGAATAGGAAACAGGAGGTAAGAATGGCATTAAAGACAAATTACAAGGCAGATGTGTTTGAGGGCAACCGAAAGTATCAGATAATCCAGGATGGGGAAGGAAAATCAGAAATTCAGGATGTGACTGTGTATAGCCAGGAAGGCGATGTGTTTGGTCCAAAAGACATTAACGCTACGAATAGGGCAGTAAATGCCCTGAGGAATGACAAACAAATTACCATCCCTGCATTTACGCAATCCGCTGCGCCATACACAGCAGACATAAAAGTGCAACATCTTAAGACAACAGATGCGATTGAGCTGTATGCGGGATTGATAAAGAGTGACAGTGAACTTACGGTGGCGCAGAAAGCAGAAAAAATAAAAATACGAAGAAAATACCTGAACATGATTGATAATGCAGAGTGTAATACAGATGGCATATTGACGGTAACCTCCTACAGCAAGAAACCGGCCACGGAATTTGCTGTATGGTTAAGGGGCTGCTCAGCAGAGGAGGAATAGGGATTGAAAGCAATTATACACGGCAGTGGAGGAGCGGATACAGACGGTTTGACCGCTATTGCCGCTCACGTACTGAACGGAGAAATATTTTATGGAGCTGATAGCGACGAACCTCAAAGAGGAACCATGACAGTAAATAGTATACTGTCTTTTAGCGTAGCCGCATATAGTGGACGCCGAGTACTTTTGAAATGGCAGAATCCGTATGCGGCTCCTGGAAAACCTTATTGCGGAGTAATAATAAAAGCCAGTACGGGCGGATATCCAGCTTGGAATGCGCCTGCTTGGGATGCAATTTATGCGGGAGCAGGAGACAATGTTACTCCTGGAGGCTGGTCACAAGCATTTATGGATTTACCAGCTTTAAATACCACTTATTATTTTACATGCTTTGGGTATGCCACAACAAACTTTGGAGAGATATACAGTCCGGTATATGACCCATCGTCAGTTAAAAATGCTGTATATACGACCGTAGGACCTTCGTTGGTTACGATAGCCGGAACTCAGAATTACGTAATTCCAGATGGATTTACTTCAGCTGATATATTCTGTGTTGGCGGCGGTGGTGGAGGTGGAACTGGATACCGATTTACAAAAGAAGCCTATCAACAAGGCGGAGGTGGCGCTGGCTCTGGTTATACTAACACTGCTTATAATATTGGTGTAACAGCTGGACAAGTATTAAATTGTATAGTAGGTGCTGGCGGTAGCGGACAAGCTGGATATAAGTATACGGGTGGCAGAGGAGGATCAACATCAGTAGCAAGAAATGGTGTTATTTTATGTAATGCTGACGGTGGATATGGGGGCAAAGGTGCTAGTTCAGGCTCAAATGCATCAGGCGGTTCCGCTGGTGGTGCTGGTGGCTATAATGACCTTGACTCAAATCCGTACATAAGAGCTGGTGAAGGCGGTAAATCAGATGGTGGCGGCTGGTCAAATGCTCCAGGCCAGGGACGCACAACAAGAGCTTTTGGCGAAGGCGGAAATACTCTATATGCTGGCGGCGGAGGCGGCGGAGGTGTTAGTAGGAGTGTTCCAGGCCCCGGTGGTGCTGGCGGCGGAGGCGGCGGAGGTGGTGAAACGAATTGGGGCAATCCTGGTGGTGCTAACACTGGTGGCGGAGGCGGCGGAGGTGGTGGCGCTTCCTACGGAAATGAAATGTATGGCGGCACTGGCGGCTCAGGAGTTATTTTAATCAGATTAAAGTAGGAGGATTAATATGGCAGCACACGAAGTATTCGCAATGATATCTGGCGAAACGGTACAGAATGTGGTGGTAGGACAATATGAAGGAATCAACCGAGTAACACGGTGCGTATATGGTGACGATGCCTTTGCGGTGGATTGCACGCAATATCCCTGTGAGATAGGAGATAAGTACATAAACGGCGTATTTTACAAGGCCGATGGGATAACACCCATTGAATATATCCCTACCCAGGAGCAGCAGGTGGCTCAGCTCCGGCGAGAGAATGCGGAGCTTACACTTGCCCTGGCAGACATGATAGGAGGTGCAATGTAATGTTATCCAATATACAGCGCAACATCATTATCCGGGCCCTGCAGATTCGGAAAAATCAGGGAGAGGAACCGGCAGGCATCCTGGATGGTTACAAGAACCTGACAGAAAAGGAAAAGGCAGAGCTGTTGGAAGCCTTAGAAGAATAGGAAAGGTGAGGTATATGAAGATGAAGAAAGATATTGTATGTGCCATTATGGGAATGGCAGCGGCGGCAGGAGTAAAGCTTTTTGGGGGCTGGACACCGACATTGAGTATCGTGCTCATACTCATGGGACTGGACCTGATGGCAGGGTTCTTGGTGGCTGTGGTGTTTAAAAAGTCACCAAAGTCGGAGAGCGGTGCTGCTAGTTCAAACGCCATGCTTAAAGGGCTGTGCAAGAAATTTATGATGGTGTGCCTTCTGGCGGTAGCCCATCAGCTTGATGCGGCCCTGGGAGTGGATTACATTATGCTGGCAGCTACATATGGATTTATCGCAAATGAGTCGCTGTCGATTGTGGAGAATGCCGGACTTATGGGTATTGTGAAATCCGATGTGATAATCAATGCCATTGAAGTGTTAAAGGGTAAATCGCAGAAAACAGAGTAGCTGCGATATCGCAACGGCAGAAAGGCTATGCTATGAGGACATTAAGATTTAAAGTATCCGGCCAGGAGCTGATAAGGGCTCCTGGCTGTAATTTCAGCAACATAATTGCAGGTACATCCGGGTACCTTCAGGCGGCATTTGAGTTTGGGCAGGACTGGGACGGGACGGTCCAGGTGGCGGCCTTCTATCCATACTTTCAGTCCCAGGAGGTTGGCAGGCTGATTAAGGATGGCACCTGCATTGTGCCGGATGAAATCACGGTCTATGACACTTTTAAAATCGGAGTGGTGGGACAGCGTGAGAATGGCCAGAGGATTACCACCAACCTGATAACCATTAAGCAGGAGAGGGGGAGCGGACAG